ACTACTAAAAGGTGGCGAATAATGTTGACGGTGGTGGATGAGCTAGGCAATGACGGACCACGTTGGTGGCAAGAGGCTGCCAAGGTTGTGGTTTGTGAAATTTTTAACGATAACTCGCTCGAGAAGATTATTAATCACCTGGATGGCCTCGAGAGCATTTTTCAAGAAATGCGAAAAAATGAAGAAAAAGTTATCTATGCCGCCGGCCAGGTATCTCGAGAATCTCAGAAATTTTTGTCGTCTCACTTCGATGGGATGCTCAATAACTTTAAGTTCTTTACTTCTGATGGTCCTTATTGGGTTGATGAGTGGCGTCAGCTCGGATGTCTAGCTGCGGCTGCGGGAATCAAAAATGGCAATTTTTTAGCAATATCTGAAGACCTGGCAGCCGGCCGCGCGCACCCAGAAAATCTAAAAAAATCAATGACCTCCGCGTCAGCTGAGTTTGATAGCTGGATGATACGTGACTCAATCCTTGAGACATTAATCAAAAAGCAAAAGGACTACGGTCATGAGAACATCTCAAGGTTCGGGCGCTATGGACTACTAGTCCGCACGCACGACAAGCTGGCTCGATTAATCAATCTACAAAAAACAAAAAACAATCCAGAGAACGAATCGATAACCGACACGTATACTGATATCGTCGGCTACTCCGCAATCGGCATGATGCTCGAGCGCGACTGGTTCGGATTACCACTAATCGATTACTAAGCAAGAAAAAATAACTATTAGACAAACCTCCGTTTACATGACGGTGGTGGATGAAGGAGATAGACATGGGCATTGTGTTAGGCACAATCATCTATAAAGCTGGTGCGCGCCGCGCTAACAAAAAACGAGATAAGAAAGAAAAAGCTCGAAGCGAGAAGAGTGCCAATAAAGCTATGCATGAGTACTATAATGGCGACACGTCAGCCATGGAGAAGTATTATGCAAATCGATAACCCTGAAGAAGAAGACGCCCTCGAGCAGCGCGCAGAATTCGAAAGAAATTCGATTCTGGATGACCAGGACCAGATGCTCTACAAAATGGAGAATTCTGTAGAGAACAAGAAACCTGATTACCTGGGCGAGCTGGTCACCAAGATTGGCGCATCCGGTGCTGCAGCTAACAAAATATTCGAAAATTTAGGAATTGCTTACAATTGCATTCAGCTCCCTGAGGAGGAAGACAGTGAGTTTTAAACTTCTTTTTTTACACATTTTGTTCCTGGCCATCTGGGCCCTCGACTCCAGGTTTCTGGAGAAGAAGAGAATCTGGCGGCGGTACCAGAAAAACATAAATAATCACGAGCGCGCTAATCGACAGGAGCTTGCGCGCATCAACTCTAAGTTTGTAGACATGACACGTGACGTGACGCTGCGGCCGGCAATGGATGCAAAAAAAGAAAATAAATACGACATCCAAAACGAGCTCTGGCCTGAGATGGCAAAATTGAAAGAAAACAGAAAAAAGTGGGCATATGATGCCGGCCCCAAGTTTGGCTACACCAAGGCTAAGCGCGACGCGTTCTACCAGCAGATGCACATCAGCCGCTGGGGCTGGGGCTCAAGCGAGGCCGGCAAGTTCAAGTAAAAGATGGCCCGGGGGAATCAACACCACCTACCACAACGGAGACTCAACCCCGGGCCGACTCCTTCGGCGGTTGGGGAACTTATACCGAACGGAGCCCCGCTACCATACCACTTTCTTTTATTCAGAAGTGTCAATATTTGTTTGTTAATTGCTGCCGGCTCGAGCTTCCGGAAAAAATAAAAGTTTTCCAAAAAACCCGTCCAATAGCTTGACGGTGGTGGATGACCCTGCTAGCTTGTCAACTCATCTAGCCCAATAGGTCTAGGTATCAATGTGACGTCACAATCGCTGAAATCTACACGCCCAAAAACACTTTCCAAAAACGGAAAGTCTGATGGACGACGCCCGCGATAAGTTGGTACAAAATCAAAGGTTTTCCCCCAGACCCCCTTTCCAAAGGGGGCTTCTTAATAGTACTTACTACGTTTCTTTATTTACGTAGTTAGTCTTGTACTAGTTTACGAAATTAATCTTTTCGTAAGGCTGAAAAAACAAAAACCGTTTTTCCCATTTTTGGTACTTACTTTTTTGTTTTCACTATTGACGGTGGCGGAAGAGACCGATAGCATTGGGGTATGGGGAAGCGCGGTCCATCAGAACACAACAAGTCAAAGAATGCTGCAGCTAAAGAAATACCAAAAGCTCAAAAGCAAGAAGTATTCGACTTTTGGAAACTTACGTTCAACAAGTCTCGAGTGAGCATGGACGTCAACAGAGAGAACGCAATAGGCTGGGCAATCTACACCTACGGCCTGGAGGCATGCAGGCACGCAATCCTGGGTTGCGCGGCGTCAGCCTTCCATATGGGACAGAACAAAGCCGGCAAGACATACAACGGGATAGACTTAATCTTCAGAGACGCTGAGCATGTCGAGATGTTCTTAGAGCGCTACGACAAGTCAACGAATACAAACGCGCGCGATGAATGGATTAATAATGGATAAAGCTGAATTAGCTAACCTTGTAGACCAGGTCTTCGCCACGTATAACCAAGAGCTTCCAATGGATGACAAGAGCCGCGTACAGCTCATCTATAAGTCCTGGTACGACTTACTCCATGACCTGAGCTACGCAGACTGCAAGGAAGCCTTCCTCATCCTTGCTACTACTTCTACCTTTATGCCTAAGGCCGGAGAGATAAGACGTTCCACAATTAATAGGCGTACAAAAATTGGGGAATCAGATGAACCCATTATTGCTTGGGGTAAATTCCAACGGATAATGGAAGACGCTAACGCAGGTGTGATGAACCAGCAGGAGCTACAGGAGCCTCTCATACAGACTGTGCGCAAGCTGGGTGCAGCTGCCGCAGGGATGCATACCAACGGAGATAGGGAACACTTCATCCGGGTATATGAAAAAGTAATTATAGAAATAGAAGGGGAGAAATATAAAGTCCCTCTTCGGATTGAGGAATAAATGTTTGGTTTTTCTATTTGGCAATTATTGTTTGTTATCATTTCGTCAATATTTATTTGGAATATTTCTTATTCCCGTATTTCATTTCTCAATAAAATTCTGATAATCACTCTTGTGGTAGTTGCAATGAGGAACTTAGTACTGAACTAAATTCCTGGGTATGAAACGAAACCCAGGCCGGCCAGTTGTCATCCCAGATAAGCCAGTAGTGACGCTTACCCTCAGGGTAACGAAAGAGTTCAAACAAAAACTAATAGACCAATCATCTGCTGTTGACTTGACGCTCACCGCCTACATCCAGGCGTTGGTTGAGCGCGATGGGGCGTAAGGCCAGTAAAACAAAATACACAAATAGATGGACAGGAATAACTCTCCGTCTAAAGGGTGATGAAAAGAATCGAATAGTAGAAGCTGCAAATAAAGAAGGAATATCTGTAAATCAGTTTATTCTTTATGCAGTTTGGGATTTCATTCGTAATCAAAAAGGAATCCCCTCGCCCGGTAATGCGCAGTTTGCGCTGCCGACAGTGCAGGAAGAAGTGCTTGCGTATTTGCGCGGAGAACAATTATTAAAGCCGTGCGGCAAAAAAGATTGCCAACAAATAATTACCCAATTAAATGAGATGAATTTTTGTGAGACTTGTAATCTCCGAATTATGTAAGTGGTACATACAAAAGAAATAAAAAATCGAAAAAAAGACGCGCGCGCAAACTTTTTGCCCTTTTTTCTCTCTTTCTTTTGCCGGCTCTTACCCTCCCCACATCTGTGCAAGCGTCGGTCTTGTCGGTTTTATCTTTCTTCTTCTTTGTTCTGCTGCTAGCTGTCGACTCGTCAACCCTGCCCAGACACCATGCATATCGGCAGGTGGAAACTCCAGTGCGTACTCTAAACAGTGATTTCGAACTGGACATGCTTTACAGATGGCTCTAGCCTGTGCAATGTAGGTAATGTCCTTATGTTGTTTGGGAAACATAAGTTCTGTTTTTCCTTTGCATCCTGCTAGTTTAAACCAATCTTTTTTTTCTAT